GCATCATATCCATCAAGTCCTGCTTTTCGTACACGAATAGTATCAGAACCAAGTCCGTTGATGCTGCCTACAAAGTCAACAAAAGGAGTGTTGCGAAGGTTGGTTGAGTCAGTCAATAAAAGTCTGATTTCTTGACTGATCATTTTGGAAAGTCGAAGGTCCTCAGTAGGATTCGACAGATTTCTTTGGGTAATTTCATTAGCCATGATTAACACCTATAATGTGAAAGTTTTTGTGGGTTGGTTTGGTGTGGATTTCTGCTGTTGCGGGTGCGACCCTTCCACTTCAAGATGTTGTTGCTTTATTGTAAACTATATAACAAGGTATAGCAAGGACAAAAAAAACCCCACTGAGGACAGCAGGGAAAAGGGGAGGCACAACCCTTTTTTTGTGGGGAGTAGTTTACAGAGAAACAACAATACTAGCACCAGTCACATTGATGACTGATTTGACCTTGACATTGTTGGTGTCAACAAGTTGAACATCCAACTGAACCAAGTTGCCATCAGAATCATATGCAGACACGTGAACAATCTTCTTGCCAAGTCCATGGTTCAAAGTTGCAAATGTATTTGCTGTCAAGTTTTGTGGTGCGAACTCACTGCGGAAATCATTCAAGTCAACAAGAACTTGACCACTGGTTACACTTGCCATGTTGTCATCAGCACTGTCAGCACTGATTGCAGCACGAGCACGAGCATCAGTGAAGAACAAGTTCACTGAACCTTCTTCAATGTCATCACTGTCAGCAGTCAATGCGATTTCACCAGTTGAACTGTTGTATGAAAGACCAGCAGCATCAACAGAGATTGCAGCACGAGCACGAGCATCAGTGAAGTACAAACGAGTACCTTCAGCGATGTTTGAAGTGGTTGCATTCAATGAGTATTCACCACCATCAAATGAAAGACCAGTTCCAGCACTGAATTCATTGAATACATCTGAAAGCAGTACAGACATGACACCAGCAGCAGACTTTGTGAGCAACTGAACATCTTCTGCACCAGCAGCACCAACAGTCAAAGCAGCACGAGCACGAGCATCAGTGAAGTACAAGTTTGTACCTTCAGCAACATCATCAGTGTCAATTGACATAGAGATGACACCAGTTGAACTGTCATATGCAAGAATGTCACCAGATACAGAGATTGCACCACGAGCACGAGCATCAGTGAAGTACAAGTTTGATGAACCTTCAGAGATACCATCAGAATCAACATTCAATGAGTAAGTTCCATTTGAACTGTCATATGAAAGACCAGAACCGGCAGCGAAGAAACCACGGATTTCACCTTGGTCTGCAGTGAACTCACCAGTTGCACTGTTGTAGTCGATACCTGCACTAGCAGACAAAGCACCACGCACTTCAGCATCAGTAACATCAGCACCTTCAATCTCTGCCCAGTCAGCATCAGTTCCAGCAGTTCCACCATTGTGAATATAGGTTTGAGCACGGCCATCAACAGCAGTCAAAACAATGATGTCACCTTCTTGCTTTTCATCACCATTGCTGTAGTTAGCAGTGATCCAGTTAGCCAATGAAGTTTGTGTTGTATCAACAGAAACATCAGTGATGGTCAATGGCTTCAGTTTAAGTTTCTTTTCACCATCAACAGTCACCAACTCAGCATAGTTGGCAGAATCAGAATGGATTCCAACAACACTGTTTGCTTCAAGGTAAGACTTTGTGACAGCATGATTGTCAGCAGTAGGAGCATTGTTAAGTTGAACAACGCCTTCAAAAATATTTGTTGGGGCAAGAAATTTCATGGTTGTTTTTCCTAGTTGGGAGTTTTTGAATTGTGTCCAGAAGGACTGTGGGTATCTTATCTGATGATGACTGAACCGGTGGTTGCATTTGCGAAAGTCACAACCAGTTGATTCACTGAAACGTGTTCAACATCTGCAATCACCACTTGATTGTCAATCAGAACTTGAACATTGGGAATGAATCCAAGATTGTGAGTGATGGTGACTTCTGTTGAGTTTACAAAAGTGTATTCCACCGGTCTTGATGGAAAAAAGATTGATTGTGCCATGGTGTGTGCCTCTGGTTTTTGTTAATTTTCCTCAATGATGACAGTCACTTCAGCAGAAGAAGATGACTTTGTTGCCACTTGGAAGGTTTTGTGTTGGTTGGTTCCTCTGCCAATTTTTACTGACATATAGCCACCAGATTTGATGAACAGTTTGTTCACTCCTGTGGTGACCTGTCCTTCAGTCCCTTCAAAACTGACAAAGATGTCATGTTGTTCACATCCAACTGTGATGACCTTGCCTTTGCTGGGCAAAATCACTTCAGTCCAGGTTTGGACTGCATTGAAGTTCTTGATAATTGGATATGTGCGCTCGGTTTTATAATCCTGACTCATCTTTTCCGCCACGCCTTTCTGATTGCATCTCTGTTGGCTTTGTAGAATTCAAAATCATCTGCACCACGTTTCAGCATGTCACTTGATTGGACTGGTGCTGGTGTTGTGCCAGTATTTGTCTTGGGTGCAATCAATGCTGGTTGTTCTGGAACTGGTGCTGCGGTTGCTTGTTCGGTCACTTGTTCTGTTGGTGCAGCTGCAGTTTTACTTTGAAGATGGTGTCGCAGTGTCACTGGTGCTGTTGATGGGTCAGCCTTCATTGCTGCCAACCATTCATTCAATGCTGGTGCCTTGGCATCTCCTTTGGTAGCCTTCTCATATTGCCATTCAACCAGTTCACGCACTTCAGCATCCACAATCCCAAGGTCAGCCATTGCAGTATGTCTGGAATAGCGATTGTTGGCAGAATCCAATTCACCTTCTAACTCCTGGACACGTGAAGACAACTTCTGAATCTTTTCAAGTTCTCCACTTTGATTGTCCATTTGTTCTTGCAGTGCATTGGCTGCTTCTTCTGCCTGAAGTGCTCTGGCAGACAGTTTCTGGATGCGGTCTTTGAATGCATTTTCAATGTCTGCTTTCAATACAAAAGTCTGACCTTCATGTTCTATTGTTTTCATTTTGTGCCTCTTGTGCTCTTTGTTGTTGGTGGGTGATGTAATCTTTGAAAATAGCGATGGCAACCGGTTTATTGTCCCATTGCATTTCATCAACTATTTCCATGAAATCTTTCAGTGTCCAGAATGGTAACCAGTGGTCATATAATCGCATCATCTTTTGGGTGTTTGGATGGCTGAACTCATATTGACAATGTGGGTGGACCAATCTGATTGTCTCCACAAGACATGTGTGGTGCATGGTGCTCAACCATTCCACTTTTGCTGTCACTGGGTCCAGACTGCTGCGGCATTGCTGACAAATCAATGCTGGCATCATAAAAACTCCGCACGCTCTCTGCGAATCTGTAACAAGTATTCTCTGGCTTCTTTGGGGTCCATATCATCATACATCATCATCACTGCTGTAACTGGAGAAATCAAACCAGCTTGCATCTTGGCAATGATGTCTTCTCGCTGCGCTTGCATCTCAGTTGGTGTCAATGGCATACTGTGGTATGAAACACGGTACCCATCTTCTGGAAGATTGGTGCCAAGAAAACGATTGGACAACATTGCAGTTTTTGCCAATAGTTCTTCATCAGACATTCTGAATACTGGTGCAAACTTCTTTTGTGCTTCACGTTGTCCAGCCTTGGAAACTGACAAACTGTATCCACTTCTTGGGTCACCATTGCTGCGGCTCAGTTCTGCAGGTGACAGACCAGCAGCCATTGCAACACGCATTTCATATTTGGCAATCGATTCCAGCAGGTCATGTGGGTCAGTTGCAATACCAAATGAACCCACCATTGGTTGTCCCTGTGCATCTGGGTCCTGAGTGAACACCAATATGCTGGATGGGTCTGTGGAGATGGATGCACGCCTTGCAACACTGTTCTGGTCAAGTTGATTCAATCCAGCCAAAGTCAATCCGGCCACATACTTCTGTGACCAACTGGCTGACTTCACCAAATGTGTCCACATGGAATACAGCACTGCAGAAGTGAGTGAGCCATAGACCATTTGACTTCCAAAATATGGGTCCCACAAATAGCCAGTCTTTTCAGCATGATACAAAACAACTGGAATGAATGGAACATTGTTGGCATCTCTATATGGATAGTCTGCGCCTTGGTGCGTTGGATGACCCATGAACATCTCTGACATGTCAGCACCAAGTGAACCATCAGTGTTGATTTCAAACATTCCAAATGTTGGGTTCTGCATGTCTCTGATGTCAATCACATCTGCAACCCAAATGTATCCCTTGGCAGTTTTGCGCAATCTGTATTCCTGATAGTACACTGGAACATCTGGTTGGTCTGGATGCGCTTCACAATATACCATATCTGGTGTCACCAATCTGTATTGTATTCCTGGAACACGTGCTGGCATGTTTTCAGTATGTGGATTCACATCAATGCGAATGATGGATTCACGCAATCCAATTACCATCTGTTGTGCACGCTGCATCAGTTGCCACAATCCAGCCTTTGTCACCAGTCCTTCACGACCAACCAGTTCATCAATGTCACCATTCATGTTGGTGATTGCTGGGTTTTCATGGTACAGAACTGCAAGTTGCCTTGTGATTTGTTCAAAAGGATTTGAACTCATGTCACTTGGTCCCCATGCTTCTCTGCGGTCTGGTGGCAAATGTCTGCTGAGTTCATCTTCCAAATCTTCTTCCCACGCTCCAAGAATCATGCGCCGGCGCAATCCAGTGTGGTCCCATCTTGCCTGCTCTCCTGCATTCATTGCAAGGGGTTTCATTGGTTTGTCATTATACATATTCAGAACCTCAAGTGACTTGGAATGTTGGTGAATCTTTGATTCTCGATAACCGGTGTGACACAGTAGCGCAATGCATCGACACAATGGCCCCACTCATCACGTGACCTTGCAGATTGGTTCTTCTTCATTGTCCATCTTTGAATAGACTGAATAGTGCGGTTGCACTTGGGATGAATGAAGAACTGTTTGCGGGCCATGATTGAATGAATCATTGCACTGCCATAATATACACTATATCTTGGCTTCTTGATAGTGCGGATTCTGAATGGCAATTGTTGCATTCGTAGAATGTTTTCAAAGGAGCGCATCAAGAGACTGTTTGACATCTTGCCTGAACCATTCTTGCCACTGCCAAAGTGCACATTGTCACCAGTCCACAAGCATTGTGCTGGTTGCACATTGTTTCTTGCACACATCTCCAATATTGCTCTGGCATGTGCTTCAGGTGGTGCGGCTCCAGAAATGTATTCATCAAGAACATATACCCAAGGGTCCTGCGGATTTGCCACATTGACTGCAGACAGCAATGCAATCTGTGTATTTGGCTGTGAACCATGGTCAATACCGATTGCCATGGAATAATTTGCCGGTGGTGGTGGCACACTGGAAATCATTGATTCATCAAAACAGTCAAATACCCTTCCTTCAGGTATCCCAATAACGAAGTCCCCATTCAAGCGAGCATTTCGGTCTATTGGCAAATAAGTCTGTGCAATTCGGTCAATAGTTTCTTGACTGATTGTGGGTTTGCAGTATTTTGGTGTTGTCATTGGCACTGTCAAAGGTGCCTTTGTACAAGACACAATGCCTTCTTCAACCAGTTTCTGCATATATCTCACATCTTGACCAACTGGTGTCATGGTCACAGCTATGGTTCCACTTTTTCCACCGGCTCCACCTCGAAGGGTTCTGGCTGCAATCTCATTCCAAACTTCCTGTGGCACTGGTTCATCAACATGGACAAAAGATGCAGTGAAAGATGCCAGTCCAAGTCCTTGGTTGGCTGTCTTGATGTATATGATGGAACCATTATTGAATCTGACTATTGGGTTCACTCCTCTGAAACCCTTACCAGGTACAAATTCACAATCTGGATGCAGCGACCCTTTTGGAGTCAGTGCAAATAACTTCTCTTGAATCGTCACTGACTGTTGATGTGAGTGTGTTATCAAGTATGCTTGAATCGGTGGTGGGTCTGTCTTCAGATATGGATGGGTGCCAAGACATCTGTGCAGCAGTTCCACACATCCACAAGTGGTTTTTCCAACTTGATTGCCACCAAGAAACAGTTTGATTTTGCTATCATCACGCAACCACTCTTCTTGTGGTGGAGTTGGACAAAAATAATCCAGTGGATTATTGATGGCACGTGCCTTCAGGCTGCGCATCTTTTTGGTGGCTTGCTTAATCGACATCAAAAGAAACCCCAATACAAGAAGCCCCTTCTTGTATGACTTCCAAAACTGGTCGCCCTTGCAGTTTCGCAATCACGCTGCAGGTCTTCAAGAAGTACACTGTTCTTGGAATGCTTCCGCTGCGCCACCGACTGACCAGACTTTGGTTGGTTCCAATCTGTCTTGCTAACCATGCAAGTGTCTTGCCTTCCTTGGTCACACTCTGTCTTGTCCATTCCCCAAAGTTCATCATTCACACCATGGCAATCACAAGGGTCACAATCACAGCATTGACATGCTTCACTTTTGTTCTTCTTGCTTGGCATTCATCTTCCGTTTCCATCTGTATTCTGCATGAACCATCTCTGAACAGTGCATCAATGCTTCAAATACCAACTGTCTGGGGCTGCGCTGTTGAGCAACTGCAAACACTTCACACAATCCAATCAAGTGTGGTAATTTTGGCAAGTGCTTCCCACTGAACCACCTGTCAATGCTGGTGGGACTGTATCCAGTTCGGTCACTCAGTTGTTCATATGTCAATCCACTTTTGTGAATCTGCAGTTCCAGCCAGTTTGCAAAGTATTCATTTCCAGTGTATTTCATTTTCTTGCATCCAATACTTTAAGGCATTTTTCAATTTCCATATTGTTTTCAGCACACTGTTCAATGATGAAGAAGGTGTTGGCAATATTGTTGATTTCTTCACACTCTGTTTGACTGGCTCCATCTCCCTCACGGGTCTGCAGTCTGCAGAACATTTCTCTGCAGAGCATGTCTGTGTTGTCTTTCATCCACGATTCAGAACAAGACACTGCCAGCAAATCAGTGCTGGTCAACTGCTTCTTGATTTCTTGGTCACCCAACTGCAGCTGTGATTGCAAAGATGACAACTGCAACAGTGTTGCATTTTGATTTTCGATGATTTCAGATTGTTTGTTGTTCTTGGAGTGAATCCAAGTTGTCACTGCACTGGTTCCAATCGTACCAGTCAACAAACCAATCAAGATTGCTGTTGTTATTGTCACTCTGTCTCCCTGTTTTAATGATATGTTAGTCATCATTTCATAAAATGGTGTCATTCTGCACTTTTCTTGGTTATCTGTATCACATTTCCAATATTTCCAATATCCGTTTCCAGTCTCTGTCTCAATATGGGTGGAAGTGAAATGATTGCATTTGAAATCTCCTGCAGCAACTGTTCATCAGTCAAGCCATCCATTTCATCTTGCATCCCTTCTTCTGCTTCTACTTGTCTGATTTGTGCAACCACCTGCAGAAGTTGTCTCTGAAGTGCTGCATATGCTTGCCATGATTCTGATGATTCAGCTTTAGCCATTCCACGTTTCAAATCAATTGCCTGCACTTTTAACAGTTCCAATGTGTTGTCTGGCATCTCCACGTGTTCTTGTTCTGGCTGTGTGTTCTGTCTGTCTTTGCTGTATCCATGTCTACGCTCCAGCATCCATGCACTTGCTTTCCAATCTTTTGCACTGGCTTCAGTGATTGTGCCCAGGTGAACCATTGCACCTTCAATCTCTGCGCTTTTTACATTGTTCAGAAATGTTGAATATGCACGCTCTTTGGGGTCCTCACCTTTTTTCAGCCATCCCCACAATGTTGTTCTTGATATGCCAGCATAATCAGCAGCCATCTCATAAGTGCAACCAGCTGCAATGGCTTTAATGATTCTTTCTTTTCTTGGTTTGGTGAACTTGCTTGGTCTGCCTTTTGGTTTTGTCATTTTTGTTCCTGTAATCGGATTGCATCCGTTTATGGTGTCAGTTTTTTTGGAAAAATATTATGGT